TGATTGCTCACCTACCCCTTGAAAAGCATTCACTTCTGGGAGTGCAAGAAGTTCTACAACTCGAGCAGAAGCGACTTGCTCGGTGACATTCCACTCGTCTAGGAACGCTTGCGAAAGAAGGTACTGGTCATCGATGGCTTGGATATTGACGAGGTCGTTGCCATCAAGATTGAACTGATAGTCATAATTGACGATGAAGCCTTGAAAAAGTGACTCGGCAACATTGAGCGAGTTGTAGCGGTAAAAGCGCACGCGACGCATAGGTGCGATGCCCGGCTCATTGTTTGCAGGATCGTATGTGGGCGCGTCCGTGTTGAACGGATTGAACGCCCCATTCGCAAGCTGGTCGTTGAGTGTGAAGTTCATGATGCCGGGAACGAATTGGTCTCCGATGTCGCGTCGTCCTCGAGTGATGGACACATCAAGAACACCTTCCGTCACATCAGCGAACTCTGTCGTCGGTCCGAGCAGATAGGTCGTGTTATCAAGCACGCCCTTTGTCGCTGAGTCCAGCTGAAAACTTGAACTATCCCAACCAGTATCAATCTCAAGTAGATACTCGCCAGACTGGATGACGGATGCTGGCATTAGTATCTGCCAGCGATTGGACGGACCGAGATGTCTGCTGGACCAGATGCACGATTGAAGCTCTTGACCGCATCGATCACGACCTTGCCTGTCTGAGCGTTAGTCAAGACTCCGCCGTTGATGTTCACGGTGTAGTTGTTGCCACCGCGCTCGGTCATAATGCTTGATGTATCGCCAGAGAATGTTGGCGCGGTAGTCGGTGCAAGATTGATCGTGCTGACCGTGTTGGCGAACTTGGCTCCAATGCCTTTGACATCAGCGAGCTTGAGGTTCGGATTCTTGAGAAGCATCTCTGCAGCTTGGATCGCTGACTGTACGCCGGCAAGGTACTGCTCGCCCTGTGTGACTCCAGCTTGATAGAACTTGTCTGCAGCCAAAGTGCCCAAAGTATCTGCGACGAAGTTGAGGTCACTGACAAGCTGGTTGATCCCATTGGGTCCTGTAATCGCTTCTGAGCCACCCAAAATGAGTTCGCTGGCAATTGCGCTACCAGCCTCTTGACCAGCCTCTAGGACCTTCCTGAGCGCGTCCTCGGACAAGCCCATGGTGAGCAGTTGCTCCACCTTTTTGGAGAACGCTTGCGCGCCTGTTGCCTGCTGGGTTAGCTGGTTGAGAATCGTAGTTCCTGCTTCTTTGGCAGCGTCCGCTGCACCAGAGATTGAGAACTCGCCAGTGACCGACTCGGCGACCGTGCCCTTGAAGTCGTCATAGGCTTTTTTTGCGTCTTCAAGTTTCGCTGTCGCTCCATCCAACGCTGCAGTGAACTGATCAGCCAACTCTTCTCGAGCCTTTTTGATCTTCTCTGCCATCTTGTCAATGGCTCCGCCAGCACCGCCGGCAGCCTTTTCCGTACTACCGAGCTGGGTATTGATCTCACTGAGCTGAGGACCAATTGGTTTGATCGTTTCAACTGCTGAACCAGTTGATCTTTTGAATGCAGCCATTGCTCCAGCTGCAACGACCAAGCCGGCTGCAATTGCAGCTGCACCGACACCGATCGTCAAGGCTGTGTTCGCTGCTGTGGCTGATGCTGCGAGTCCCCAGTTCAACGCGGTTGCCACGACCGTGACAGCGTTCGCTGCGAGCATGGCGACCTTAAATGTGACAAGCGCAGCGGCAGCTGCACCGATTGCTGTGCCGATGCCGAGAATGATGCCGACATGATTTTGCGCCCATTTACCGAATGAGATCAGTGCTGGAAGGAGAGCATTGACCAGTGGCAGGACTGCAGCACCGATTGCTTCTTTCGCTTCGTCCATTGCGATAGAGAGTCTCTTGAATTGTCCTTGTGCAGAGTTCGCTGCAATTGATGCCGATCCACCGAAAGTCTTTGCAAGTGACTGCATTACTTCATCAACGGATGCGCCATCTTTGATCAGCGAATAAAGCTCTGGGGACAATTGCTTGATTGCTTTTGTGTTTCCTGCGTATGCCTTGCTGACTGCATCCGCTACTTCTTGGACTCCCTTACCGGTCGCTGCGGATACATCAAGGACAGTTTTGAGCGCGTCCTGTGCAGATGCCAGATCTCCAGTACCACGGACAAGGCTGGCAAGAGCTGGACGAAGCTCATCGTCCGCCACCGCTGCCGACATGGACAGCGTGCTAATGAAGTCCTCATTGGCTTGGATCTGTTTTTCGGTTGCTCCAGTAGTCGCTTGAAGTTGGCGCGCAAGTTGAGCCTGTGCAGCTTGATCTGCAGCTGCAGCTTTTGCAGTAATAACTAGCCCTGCACCCAATCCTGCGAGCGCAGCGGTTGCCGGTAGGAATGCTTTATTGACTGCGAACGCCGCGCGCTGTGAATTGGTTTCAAGTGCTTTGAATTGCTCGAATGTTTTCTTGAGTCCGTCACCTTGGAAGTCGGTGATGATGGGGATGCGAATAGCCATTAGAGGTTGCTCCTACTTAGCGCGATGGTGAGCTGACGCTCAACTTCTTCTGTGATGTTTCGGATTGCTGCTTCAATGTTGTCTGTGTTGGCTTCTACTGCAGGCCACATTGAGCGCGACGCTTTGCCGAATGTCTTGTCCATGTTTTCTATGAGTGTGTTGTTCCAGTCATAGTTCACGCCTTTGCGCTTCTGCGTAGACGATGATTTTCCGCCACGACCAGCGATATCAAACACAATGCCAGCAGGGTTTCTTTGCTGAATGATGAACGCGCTAAGAGTCTCGTACTGTGCGCCTAGTTCCATGTTTCGTTTGCGTGCGCGTCGAGTGTCAATTTTGACCGTGATGGATCGGTTTGCGATTGCTTTGTCCCATGGGAAGATGTGTCGCCATTTACGACCGAAGCCACGCATGACTGTCTGACCGATGCCAGCTGGGAGATTGTTTCGCGCGTCCGAGATCGTCGGCTGCATGAGTGCGCGATAGTCCTTTGTGATCTGTCGGCGTAGATCTGGGGCGAGTTTGTTCAGCGTCTTGAGATCTTCCTTGATCCCAAATACCTGAACGCCAGTTCTCGCCATGTTCTCACTTCCTGTTTCTTTCCTCTAACACAGTAGTGACAGTGAGAAGGTCGGCAGTGTCAAACTCTTCTTCGTAAAAGCGCGGAGCCCACGAAAGACTGACCAGCAATTCTGCTAGGAGCCTTCGGTGAGTTCCGCGTGGGTAGGGTTTTCTATTTCCTCAGCGCTCACTTCTACCGAGTCGAGCTTGGCAATGAACTTGTCAAACTCTCCCGGCACTACGATCTTGGCTTGCTTGCATGCTTCCCACGCTAAGAACGCGAGATCTTCTACGCCGATCCCATTCGCCATGTCTGACGCTTTGCGCTTGAACCTTCGTTCCCATGCGACGAGTGTGACGAGATTAGTTGTCACTTCGTATGGGTCTTTGCCTGCTTCTGTCACCTTTAGGTGCAGCTTCATTTCTTCTCGCTTTCGTGTCGGACCGGTGCGCGGTCAGTTATTAGCTTTCGTCGGATGTGTAGACACCACCATTGAATGTCACCGAAATGGTTCCGAGAGCACCCAAAGATGTGACCACTGGCAGAGCTGCCAAAAATGTTCCAGTAAATGTCAAGCCGGGGTTCGTTGCTGAATCAGCACCAGTCGTTGGCTTGACGATGACATTGGTGCTAGTGCCGACTAGTGATTTGAGTGTCGCCCAAGTCTCCGTGGCTGCGAAACTGGCATAGAAGTCGAGCGTGACTGAGTGACTTCCGAGACCCGAGACATACTTCCTTGAAGAATCTCCGAAACTGGTCGCTTCAAGTTGATCGTAGTTGATATTCACAGTTGCACCGGTGCACTGATCGCTGAGATCCACTGCATTGACGGTAACTACTGGTGACGAGAGATAGGTGCTGGTAGCCATGATTACTCCTTAGGTGCTTTCTTGTATTTAGGTTTAGCAGATTTTTCTTCTTCGGTGGTTGATACCTCTTGCTCGACGATAAAGCCACCAGCCAGAAGCGCGCCGACATTGATGCCAGCCTTTGGTTCGTATAGCTCACCAATCTTGCCAATCTTCTCAGACGCGATCACAAAGCTCATGAGGTCTGCGCCTGTACTTCAATCATCATTTCGTATGCCGGGAGTACTACCCCACCGACATCAACGCTGGTCGGGGATCCTGATGTTGCTCCAACATTCGCGGTCATTACAGATGCAGCCATGTTGAGAATGTTACCCAATGCGTCAGAGTTGCCCGGGCCCATTGAGATGATCTGGACAGGGAAGGTCATTTTGGCGATGTTGTAGTTCCACATTGTGAACGATGGTGCAGAGATGAAGACGCACGGGGGTCGCAAGTTGCGCGGATCCGTCACAATTGGCAAGGATGTTGCCGTGGCTAGTTTCGTAGCCAACGCGCTCATCGCATTGTTGAATAGATCGGTGTAGTTAGAAACGGTCATGCGCAGGCTGGGCGATCAATTCCGAGAAGTTGTTTGATCTGACCGTTCATTCCGACGACTGGTGTCTGACCCATGTCCTGATAGCTAGAAAATACATCAACCGTTCCGCGCGATTTATAAAGCATGCCGGCATACATAACCGTGCCCAGATACACATCTTGCGATGGAACGGTCGTGAGCGAGTCCCCTGTGTAACCTGCCTCAGCTCTGCGCCTACTGCAAAAGGCATTCGATGCAGCTGCACAAGTTGTCACAAAAGCCTGATCGCCAGCTGTAGCGACGGAGATGCCAAGCCAGTCGAGGACATTTTGTTGAGTGATCCATGTGCAGGTCTGTGTGTATGTGACCGTGCCGGTCGCAGCTATACGCGAGACATCGCTTGCGGTCTTGGCGTAGAGGACCTGATTTGGAATCGGGACATTGAAGTCGTAAAGCAGATCGCCTTCACTGTCGATGCCAAGGTACTCAAACTCTGGCAACGCATAGACGGTGTATGTTCCGTTGAATGTTGCATCTACTGATGTGACGACTATGGATTCGCCGACTGCAATCTCCGATGGGGTGAGGAGTTGCAGTACGGCGTAGTTATCCAGTAGTGACTTGAAGGTAACGCTGTAGGTTGCCATGAGCGGAAGCTCCGCTCTCGACTAAGCCTGTGTGATCTTGCGGATCATGCTGGAGTTTGCAGCGAATGTTGCTGCATATCCGAACACGCTCATCTGGCGACCCAAGGTTGAAGGTACTTCCACACTGAGCAATCCGCGATCTTGGCGATACACCTCAAACGCATTCTTGTTCATGATGATCATGGTCTTGGCTGCGAACTTGTTGTCCACAACGATCTCGAGACCGAGTGGGTTCATGCCTGACCATGAAGTTGCTGAGCCTGCGCCGAGCGAGTTCTGACCGTTCAATCCCGGTGCACCAATTGCTGGGAAAATTGGGCGATTGGTGGTGTCTACGAGCTGACCCATAAGAGCCCAAGTTGCAGGATCCACGAAGATGTGTGTCGGCAAGTAGTTGGTTGCTGCCGAGATCGTGGTTGCTGCATCATAGATTGACTTCATCAAGTCAGTCACTGACAAGTCCCACACGCCATCGGACGATGCAGCTGCAAGCAAGTTGTCTGCAGCATAGTTGTCAATTGCGGTGAGGTACTGACCAGCAAGATCTTGGATGATGATCTGCATTGCGTTCGGATCTGTGAAGTCGATTACTTGGTAACTGAGCTGGGCACTACCAGCGAATGTCACTTTGCTAACCGTGTTCGACGCAATCACGGCAGTCGTTGCTGATACTGCTGTGAGTTCGGTTGATTGCTGTGCGACTGATGGGTGAGTCGTCCAAGTTGGGCGAATGAAAGTTGCACCTGCGTTGCCGTTTGGCATTGCGCGTGTGCCAAGTGCATTCAACACTGGAGCGATGTAGTTGATGTCCTGAAACACTGGACCCAAAATTGGAACCGGCACGATACCAGCATCGTTTGAGAGCACATTGTCTCCAGCTGCTGCTTCAATGTCTGACTTGTGATAAGCGCGATAGTCGTTCCATACGCGACTTGCGTTGGCTGCAACTTCTCCGCCTTTGTGCATTGCTGCAACAAACTCGGCTGCACTTGGCAGGCGTGGTTCGCGCTTTGCTGATGCGAAAAGTGGTGTCGGGGTTGATGCCTCGACTGGTGCTGTTACTTCGATTTCTTGTGCCATTTCTTGCTCCTGTTCTGGGACTACTTCTTGATTATTGCTTACTTCTTCATCTGGTTGGTGGATACTCGCAGCTATGTCGGTGATCTGTGCTCCTGCGAATGCTGGGATGGCGACAATGCTGAGCTCGCTCCAGACAGCAGCGCGGATCTCCATAGTTCCGGCTTCGTCGTAGCTGAACTGCGTCGGGGTAATTCCAATGCTTACTGAGTCGAGTACTCCGTCTTTCATGAGTGTCATTGCTTCGTTGCCCATTTGGGTGTCGCTGATCTTGGCTGTAAAAAGCATGCCTTCTGGAGTTGATTCGCGCGCTGTCACGATTCCGATCGCCATATCTGTCGAATGATTCATCAGCAGACGAGGAGCCTTTCCATCCACTGGCAGCGCTCCTTCAAGCACGCGAACCGAAGTTCCGTCCGAGACCGTTGCTTCTACTCCGTAGGGAACTGCAATGCCTGTGATCGTGCGTCGAGCTTGACCGTCTGGTCCTGCTGCATCTATTGATACTGATTGTGCTGTGAACTGGATCATTCTGCGATCTGCTCCTGTGTGTTTTCTGCCGGCATGTCTTCTCTGTCCATCGTGTCGGCGAGATAATTTTCTTCAAGATATTCAGATGCGTCGAATTTCACCATTGTCCCTCTTGGTAACACATTATCCATTGAGAGTGTGTTGGCGATGCATTCTGCGTATGCCTTCACGCCGAAAATGTAAAGGTCCGCGCGTGCTTGCTGTGATGACTGATACGAGTATGAGCCTGTGCTTACTCCGACTAGGTATGGCGGAACATTGGTTAGTCGTGCGCATTCGAGTGCTTGATAGTTCGCAGCGTCAATGAGGAGCATCTTGTCTGGTGTTGCTTGTGATGGCTCAAAAGATAGGAACTCATTGAGAACCGCGATCTGGTTGAGTTTGCGCGCCGACTCAAATTGCGCGCCGATTGAACTGAGCTCAGAGGGTGATAAGGGCTCACCGCCAGTCTGCCGAAGGACTCCCGACGGTATCAGCGATTCCGCGTTCCTGTACCTACTGGACTCCAGCTTGAGTGCAGTGTTCACTACTCCGGGCGACTGGTAGATGATGCCTTGGATGCCTGAAATAAATTGCACGACATTGCGGTAGTCGAGTTCTTGTCCGAGAAAGTAGAGCTCTTTAGATGGTGCGAAAAAAACTGGACCGGACTGGTCGCGTCGGGTGATGGAGCCGGCTGGGAGACGCTCGAACTCCGAAGGATATCCGTCTTGAGTCCTTGCCGTGATCGCAAGGTAGCCCACGCCATAAAAGAAAATATCGTCAAATAACCACGATAGAAGTGTGGAGTTCGGAATTGATGGCGACATGCGACGAAGCCAACTGCGCGGAGCAAGACGAGTCGTTTCCATTTCTTCTGTTTGTTCGTTCCATGTTTCTTTGTACATGATCAACGGCATGCAAGAGATCACTGATGCCATGAGATCGCGTGCGCGTGAAATTGCTGGGACACTCATCGCGCGATTGCGCGCTTCGCCTTCTTGATAGGTGTAGTAAGCGCCGATCATTGATTGACCGGTGTATCCGCCACCTGCTGCAGCTGCTTTGCCTACTGGCTCAGAGATTGCAGCTTTAGATACTTTGCGCTCGAATAATGCCATGTCTTCACTCTTCCATAGATGGGTCGGCTTTTGGTGGAGTCGCGCATCAGGGACTTCTCCGACGAAAGGCTCGACACACGACTCCGCGCCGATCTTAGTTCGCGACGACGACGAGCTGTGGCTTCCCTCGGCTGTGTT